TTCCGAGGCTATCTACGATGACCTGATGGAAAACATGGATCAGATGGGTAAGGAAAAGTTATGTTCAATGGTACTCGATGAGCACTTGGACGACGATGGTGACGGCGAAGGTGATAGTGATGGTGAAAGCAACGGCGATGGAAACCGCAGCGGAAGCCGCCCAAAGATCAGTCGTGAAGAACGTCAGCAGATCAAGGATGAACTCCGTCAGGCAATGTTGGCAGCTGCTCAAGCAGCTGGTATTGGTAATTGTCCAGCAGGTATTCAACGTATCCTGAAAGATCTTACTGAACCAAAACTGAATTGGCGTGATCTTATTCAGCAACAAGTTCAATCGACAATCAAGTCAGATTTTACGTGGATGCGTCCATCACGCAAGGGCTGGCACATTGATGCTATTCTCCCTGGTGTCAAACCGGGTGAACGAATTGATGTTGCGGTAGCAATCGACCAATCTGGTTCTATCAACGAGAAACAGGCACGCCACATGCTATCTGAAGTCAAGGGTATCATGGAACAGTTCGATGAGTATGCAATTCACGTGTGGACATTCGATACGAAGATCTACAATCCACAGATCTACACGAACGATTCGGACGAGCAAATTGAGGACTATGATATCCAAGGTGGTGGCGGCACCGACATTGGTGCTAACTGGGAATTCATGCGTGAAAACGACATCAGTCCGCGCCAGTTTGTAGTGTTTACCGACATGTACAGCGATACGTTCGGCGATGCAGATTATTGCCCTACGATCTTCGTAGTGTTCGATAACCCAAATCCACCACATCCACACGGCATCATTGTAGACTACGATCCAAACGTGTGATTTAATAACTCACTGTACCTTGGCAGCGAAAATGGGAGCAATGCTCCCATTTTTGTTTTCTGAAAAATAACGTTTTGTCAAATTTTGACCATTTTTGTCAAATTTGCTCATTTTTGGTAGATAAATACATATATAACTTATCAACCTCTAGGAGCTAACATGACTGAACAAGTTACACAAGAAGTACAAAACAACGACCAAATTCAAGAAACTGAAGCACCACAAGCCCCTGCACTCGGTGTGCAAGATCTAGTGTCACTATTGAACATCATTCAACTCACTGCATCACGTGGAGCATTCCGTGCCGAAGAATTCACTGAAGTCGGTTCTGTATTTGAACGTTTGCGCAATTTCTTGATTTCATCCGGTGCAATTTCGGTGAATCAGCCAGAACAAGCTGCACCAGCTGGTGAAGCACAGGAACCTGTAACTCAAGAAGGCTAATCATATGATTAAACATTTAGGACGCCATAACAACAAAAAGGTTGTTATATTGTATAGAGAGGTTCCTGATGAAGAGCACATGTGTCTCGTAGTCTATCCTGAATCGCTTGCTATGCACACACAAGAAGTTGTAATGAAGGCGTTGGAATCGCCAGCTGGACAAGAAGCAAAAAGCTTCTCTGACGTATTGTTCCGCACTCTTCTGATCGATGGCAGAAACGCTCTTTCCACTATGCACACAGAAGGTAATATCAAGAAGATCAATACATCACAGGTGATCGTTACTCCAACTCCTACATCATCTGTTCGTTTGGATGAATTGAATGATATCTTGCGCGAAATGGAAAAGGGTGAAGAAGCTATAAAACGCCTCCATGATCTAGACTCTGCTGCAGGAATGTCGGGCAAACGTACACCTAAGATGAGAGATCTTGGCGAAGCTCGTACTCCAGCCAATTCTGTCACTAATGTTCCTGAATCTAATTATTCAGGCGAAGATATGAAAGCTGCAGTAGATGCTTTCAAAGGTGATTCATATGGTGGAATACTATCCGATGGTGATCTAGCAAAACAACGGATTTCACAAGCAGCTCAGCTTAAACTTCAAGTAGAATCGATGTTAGCCGAAGCTGCCAGATTGGAATCTGAAGCTGCTGCGTTGGACCCAACTATAGCTAAAGTTGTAACACAAAATGAAGATAGTTCGGTGAAAAAACGTGGCAGACCAAAAGCGACCAAGGTATAACAAAGTAATAGTCACTCCGAAGGCTAGATGGGATGCCATTCTTAAGCAAGTAGAAAAGAAAGACATCCCAATCACCATGATCGATCACATTGATGTTAAATTGATTGATGGAACAGTGGTTGACATAGATGTAAAGGGATTACTTGAAGATGGAGGCAACCCTAACAGATTGGAGAAAGACATAACGGCTAAGATAAAGACACTGGATCACATCATTGACGATGTTGAGATGTATGTAAATATCGATTTGGTGGTTAGAACGGTGTCTAATGTCACTAAGAAACTTTTCAAGGATTTAAAATGATTAATGCTATTTTTGCATGCTCTTTTGGTGGAGGTCTTGGCAACAACGGCTCAATACCATGGAAGCTAGATAAACGTGACATGGCATGGTTCAAGGAAAAAACTATGAATCAGGTAGTTATCATGGGTAAAAACACATGGAACGATCCGAAGATGCCAAAGCCTTTGCCTGGTAGAATTTGCTACGTTGTAACCAGCGAAGATATGCCGAGGGTTAACACCATCAGCGGCGACATTGTCGGTAAGATAGCGGAGATCGAACGTGAATATCCTGATAAAGATGTATTCATTATTGGTGGTAAACAATTGCTAGAACAGTGCCGCCCAATTTTGGATAATATCTATTTGACTTATGTTAAACAGACTCATTGGTGTGATACTAGAATAAACCTCACTGACTATCTAGATGGATACAGAATTTCAACTGTTATTCCTACAGAAGATAATGCATTGACTTTCACAGTGTATAAAAGACATACCAAAACGGTGTTATAATATCCTCATTATTTGAGGTACTGATATGCAGCAATACTTAACACTGTTGAATAAGATTTTAACAGAAGGTGAATTAAGGGGTGATCGTACAGGTACGGGCACCCTTTCCATTTTTGGATATCAAGATCGTTATGATCTATCTGCTGGATTTCCTGCAGTTACGACTAAGAAGCTAGCTTTCAAATCAATGAAAGCTGAACTGTTATGGTTTCTCGAAGGTAGTAATGATGAGAGGCGACTTGCAGAGATTACACACGGAACAAGTGATGGGAAAACTACCATATGGACTCCTAATGCGCAAGCACCATATTGGAAAGACAAAGCTAAATTCGAAGGTGATTTGGGTAGGGTATACGGAAAACAGATGAGAGATTGGAGAACTCCACTGTTCGACGATACTGATAATCTTATTGGATATAAATCAACCGATCAAATAACGAACCTTGTCAATGGTATAAAGGCAGATCCAACTAGCCGCCGCCATATGTTAGTCAACTACAATCCAGGTGAACTAGATAACATGGCACTGCCTGCTTGTCATAGTTTTGCGCAATTTTATGTGAGTAATGATGGCAAACTTAGTTGTCAGTATTACATGCGATCAAACGACGTTTTACTTGGTAAGCCGTTCAATGATGCTAGTTATGCACTTCTGACTCATATGTTGGCACAAGTATGCGATTTAGAAGTTGGCGAACTTATCTTTACGATTGGTGATGCGCACCTATATCAGAATCATATTGAACAAGCTAAAGAACAACTTACTAAAGAACCATATCCACTACCAAAGCTGCTTTTGAATGAATCGGTGAAGGATATATTTGAATTCAAAATGGACGATATCCAATTATTGGATTATAAACATCATCCATCGATTAAAGCCGATATGGCAGTATGAAAAAAGGCTCCAATTGGAGCCTTTTCTTTAAACAGAGAATATTCGTCTAGACCAGTTTACTCTATTGTTTGAACTAACACCTTGACCTAATAGTCTAACGTTACCGCCACTTAAATCTGCAGTGAACGTCATTATTGGAGATGTTCCGGAATATACAGAACCATATTGAGTTACTTTACTAGTTGTACCGTTGTGTAGTACCAATATTTCAGTAATCTGCCAGTTATTTGCAGTCAAATCAGTTACCGTGAGTACATATTTTGCAGCACGATACAATGATGAACTGAAATTATCCACTGGCGCAACAGTCGTCCCCATGCCAGATGTTACACCAGAAACGCTAATTGCATCGACATACTGTTTCGTAGCTACACCAAGTGCAGTTATAGGATTAGCAGCTACAGTAACTAACCCACTCGATCCACTTATCTGAATTGCTGATGTTAGCACACCGCCAGTGGTAACACCAATGTTTAAGTTGTTACCATTCGCCACAGATGAAATGTTTGATGTAGAACCGGTTACTGACATCGCCAATTCTCCATTGCCGCCAATTGATATACCTAAGTTATTTGCAATATTGAATTTGTTGTTTGTAGTACTTACTACATCACTTCGCAGATAGTTCGCAGAATCTACGCCACCAAGTTTCACGGCATTGCTGGCGTTGCCATTATAGTACAGTTCAGGAGTTGATAGAGATGATAGATTAAAACCGGGCTTTACAGTAGCAAAACCAGGAATGGCAACTTGTGGTGTGAATTCTGCATCATTGTTGAGAATTGACACCAAGTCATTACTAATGTAGAACTTGACGACAATGTGTGATGTACTGTTTGTGTCGGTAATTTGGTCTACCAGCGCACCAGATTGACCAGTAGCCGATGTAAAAGCAGGCCCGATAACAGTCCATACTACTCCATCCCATGCTTTAAGTTGACCTAGTACAGAATCCCACCAGGTGTCCCCGATGTTAGGGGAAGTTGGTTGAACTGCAGAACTTACGCTACGAGCAATCGACACCCATTGTGTTCCGTCATATACCTTTAGAATTTTGTTAAAACTGTCCCACCATATTTGACCTTTTATTACATTTGATGGTGCCACCGAATTTGAGAAATTCTCAAGTAAATGTGCCATGTTTTCGTTAATAAAAGTCCCAAAGTGCGGGAAGTTGTAACCAATTAATGTTAAACTTGAGGACGCTCCGTCAACAGTACCATCTTGGACAGTTGACAATGTTGAGCCATTTGATAATTTTACAGTGTAAGGCATACGGTATCCGAATATTAATATAGTATTTAGCCATCGTTTAACTTGACAAAAGTAAAAATACCGAGTTAATTTTAGACACAAAGGCAGTATAATCATTGTACTCACTAATAAGGAGAATAAAAATGAGTAGAATGTTTTCATCCGATCAGAAGAATAAGTTGACCCGTATTGTTAATGAAGGTATCGGTGTGCTAGATGAGATCGAAAATCTGACCGCTGGTCTCAATGAGACGATCAAGGCGATTGCTGAAGAAATGGGTATCAAGCCTAGTATTCTCAAGAAGGCCATTAAGATTGCCCAGAAATCTAAGCTAACAGAAACAAATGACGCACATGATGAGTTGACCAATATTCTGGAAACGGTAGGTCGTTCGCTATAATGTCGAACGATGTAGTTAAGTACAATATGGAAGACGACATTATGTCGTCTTCCATTATTTGTCAAAAATGTTCAGCAAACCGATGGTATGCACAAAACTTATACGCAGCAATGTGTAATAATATATGGCAAAAAATTGATGTCACTGCGATATTGCGCGATGATTCTTGGGGCATATCGTGGAGAGGTTCTGGCAGAGTTGTAGCCGAAGCTATCAATTCTCACCGACAAGATTCTAAACATAAATACATGGACTTCTATTGTTCTGGAATGGCAAGTGGTTTCATGGAAGATTTTACGGATTCGGGTGAACAAAACGTTATGTACGTAGGGTATTTGCCAGAAGGAACAGTGTCGGAAGTTATACGACAAGACCTAAGAGACATAGGTTGGCACTGTATTGATGAAAACGGAAAGAAAATGTAATGCCATATGTAGATTTATTCCACAATAGACACACTGATATAATACACATTGCCGAGAGAGTAGATGGCAAGAGAGTATTCAAAGAAATCCCAGCAGAATATAGATTTTACTACGATGATCCGAAAGGGAAATATCGTTCGGTATTTGATACACCACTTTCTAAGTTCTCTACGCTTTCTAAAAAAGAGTTTTTCAAAGAGATCAAAATGATGGGGGACAAACAGATTTGGGAATCTGACGTTAAACCTATCTTCAGATGTCTTGAAGACAATTACAAGGGGTGTGTCTCACCCAAGTTACAAACTGCGTTCTTCGATATTGAGGCGAATTTTTCGCCAACCGACGGTTATGCAGATCCAAGTGATCCATTCAATAATGTGACTGCAGTGTCAGTCTATCTGGATTGGATCGGAGAGATGTTCACGTTTGCCTTACCACCACCGACTTTAACTATGGAACAGGCGACTGAAGCGTGCAGTAGATTCCCTAACACAATCTTGTTCGAAGATGAGCGGGATATGTTGGATGCATTCTTAGTTACTATCGAAGACGCAGACATTCTATCTGGATGGAATAGTGAAGGGTACGATATACCATATTTGGTCAATAGAATAACTCGTATAATGTCGAGTGACGATACTAGGCGGTTTTGTTTATGGGATCAAAAGCCAACCCCGCGTGATTTTGAACGATATGGCAAAGTGCAATCTACATATGACACAATCGGCAGAGTTCATTTGGACTACATGAATCTGTATCGTAAGTATACATTCGAAGAACGTCATAGCTATTCACTGGATGCTATTGGTGAGTACGAACTTAATGAGAAGAAAGTGGAATACGACGGCACCCTAGATAAACTTTATAAAGAAGATTTTGAAAAGTTTATTGACTATAGCCGTCAAGACGTTTTCTTAATACATAAGTTAGACAAGAAGTTAAAATTTCTTGATCTGGCCAATAGTATTGCACATGATACGTTAGTAACACTGCCGACTACAAAAGGATCAATTGCTCTTATCGAGCAGTCGATTATATGTGAATCTCATGATCGTGGGATGATAGTACAAGACAGAAAGAAGTCTTCATTAGACTTCATTCTGGATACAAGCAATCAAGACGATATTGATGATATTTGGATAGAAAAGGATGACTTTGACATAACTGGCAAAGCTGCCGGTGCATACGTAGTTGAGCCAAAACGTGGCATGCATTCATATATTGGAACTATCGATATTAACAGTCTATATCCTAGTACGATTAGATCGTTAAACATGAGTCCAGAGACAATCATCGGACAGGTATTGCCTATCATGACTGATAAACTCATCGTTGATCGAATGAGAAACGGTATGAAATTTGCACAGGCATGGGACGGACTATTCGGATCTTTGGAATATACCGCTATCATGAACAAAGAAAAAGACACAGAGGTGACAATAGCATGGGAAAATGGCGTAACAGAATCGTACACAGCAGCAGACGTATACAATTTCATCTTTTCGGAAAAGAGTAAATTAGTAATAACAGCAAACGGGACAATCTTTACATATGAACGCGAAGGCATCATTCCTGGCATTCTTCGACGCTGGTATGAAGAACGTAAGATTTACCAGGCTAAAGCTGAAGCAGCTGATAAAGCAGGTGACGATGTATTGAGTGAACTATTTGATAAAAAGCAACATGTAGCCAAGATCGTACTAAACAGTGCTTACGGTGCGCTTCTTGCAGAACATTGTCGATTCTTTGATAAGCGTATCGGACAAAGTACTACGTTATCCGGTAGAGTAATTGCTAAGCACATGGACGCAAAGGCTAATGAAGCCATCACTGGGGTGTATGACTATTATGGTGATGCCATCATTGGGGGCGACACCGACTCTGTGTTCTTCACCGCATGGCCAACTATCAAAGATATGGTAGAACGTGGCGAAATGGAGTGGAATAAAGATATCTGTATCCAGATGTATAATGAAGTTGGGAATATTGTAAATGAATCATTTCCGAAGATGATGCGAGATTCATTTCACTGTACCTTAGAAGCTGGTGCCACCATTAGAGGTAAACGGGAAGTCGTAGCATCGACTGCGTTAATTGTCAAAAAGAAACGATATGCCATGATGATGATTGACAAAGAGGGGAAGCGATACGACGTAGATGGTAAGCCTGGTAAGATTAAAGCGATGGGACTAGATCTTAAACGTGCAGATACGCCAAAATTGGTTCAAAAATTCCTGCTTGATATCCTTACAGATCTTCTTACCGGTCACCACAAAGATGACATCATTAAAAAGATCAAAGACTTTAAGTACGAATTTAGAGATTTGATGCCATGGGAAAAAGGTACACCAAAACGGGTAAACAGATTGACGTACTATGGCAACCGCCATCGCAATAAGGTAAAGGGAATGATACCAGGACACGTCATGGCATCACTTACATGGAATGAAATGACAGATCTGTATGATGATAAGTACAGTACGGAAATTACGGATGGTATGAAGATCATCGTATGTGATCTTAAAGTAAATCCAATGGGCTACAAGGCAGTTGCATACCCAATTGACCAACATAAGATTCCGGAATGGTTTAAGAAACTTCCATTCGATAATGAAGGAATGATGGCAGCTATTGTTGATAAGAAGGTAGACAATCTTCTAGGACAACTAAACTGGAATCTTAAAGAAGCGACTGATATCTACTCTACGGTCAATTCACTTTTCAAATTTGGTTGATGACAAAACGATATTTTTCCACGTTAGAAATAGCATTAAAACAAGTAAAATAGTCACACTTCAATAACAACAGCAATAGGAGTCTTAAATGACAACAAAGGTCTATCAAGTATTAAAGGATGTAGTAAATCATACGCATGCAATCGGTGTGTCAGAGCCAGTTAAAATCATTAGCGACGGCAACACCACTAAGTTGGAAACTTCGATTGGTAAAGCTGTACTAGTACAAGCAGCATTCAAAGAAAAAGTCAGCGAATTTCAAGGTACCTTCGGACTTCCAAATCTACCTAAGCTGAACACCATCCTAGGTATTCCGGAATATTCAGAAAATGCAGAAGTTAGTGTTACTCATAACGAAGATAACCAATCTGATGGTATCCACTTTTCAAATGAACGTGGTGACTTTACCAATGATTATCGCCTCATGGGTACTAAGCTGATTAACATCAAAGTCCCTCCGTTCATCTATGGTGGCACATCATGGGAAGTATCATTCGAACCAACCAAGTCATCGATTCAACGGTTGAAATATCAATCTTCGGCAAATGGTGAAGTACAAAATCTAATCGTTTCTTCTGATGGCGATGACCTAGAATTTAGTTTCGGTGATCGCGCAACATTTGCAGGAAAGTTCGTATTTGCCAAAGATGTTGGTCATCTTAAGAACCGTTGGGGATTCCCAGTATCTCACATGAATTCTATTCTGAATCTACCAGGTGAAAAGGCTATATTCATCACTGATGACGGCGCAGCGAAGATCGTTGTGCATTCTGAATATGCAGTATATACGTATTTCCTACCTGCAATTGCAGTGTAAGAAATTCAATAATTTTTGACAACAACCTATAGGAGAATAATATGTCAAATTCGTGGCTAGACAAGTACCTAACTATGAAACCAGAAGTAGTCGAGATCTTTGAAGATATGGAAGATTATTTGGATTGGTGTAAGATGGGTATGCAAAAGTTTGACCAGTCAGACATGTATAAGTCCGAACAATGGAAGCGTTTTGAAAAGTATCGTTATTGGAGAGATGTGATTGCTCCGAAGAAACGTGCTGAAGAAGAACGTAAGAAACAATCAGCAGAGTAAATTGATCATGGTTGCGATTTATCAAAACTATCCCATTAATATCGTATGTTCTGAATTTACAGAAAGTATGTATAACTGGTTTGTTGAAAGATCGGCAAAGGTTGAAAATAAAAACTATAATATGACTAGAAATAGTTACTCAAAGTATTGCATTTCATTAAATGATGCAAAACCGGTATACTTTTTCACCGATGGTTCAGCAAAGATAAACTTCGTACTGGATGACATTGATAACGCAACCATGTTTTTACTGCAATTTGATACTTATATATTAAAACACACCTTGAACGTGGAAACTCACGTTGAACAAGGCGTGTCTAGAAAGATTATTGGATAACAATATGACCGAAGTTAAAAAACCACGTGCGCGTAAAACGCCAGTCGTTGCCACGTCAAAACCAAAACCTGCTGCAAAAAAGCCAGCAGCTAAGACACCAGTGAAGACTGTCCGTAAGACTACTGCGAAAGCTACTTCAAAGACTGTAAAGAAGACTCCAGTCAAACGTACCACAACGACCAAGAAACCAGTTAAAAAAGAAGTACCACTACAATCAGCGATGATAGGTAGCAATAATATAACTAAAGAAGAAGCCACTGCCAAAGGTCTTCCTTGGGTAGCAGTTCTGTCAGTTGAAATTGATCCAAATAATGTTGGTTATGGCGCATTTGAATTGGATTGGAATGACAAATTTCTTATTCAACTTACACGTGCTGGATATCGTGGTAAGGACGACAACGCAATCGTAGACCAATGGTTCAATGATGTTTGCAGAAATGTTGTCATGGAAACATATGAACAAGAAATGGCAAATAATCCAGACTATACTAATGTAGTCGATATGGATCAGAAAAGAAGCACTCGTCGATAATGGAAAATCAACAAACGTTTCTAATAATCGATGTGAGTAATATGTTCCATCGTGCTAGGCATAGTGTGCCTAAGGCATCGGATGTATGGACCAAGGTCGGTTTTGCCATCCACGTTACTCTACAATCTTTACTAAAGTGTTGGAATTCAACTAATGCTACTCATGCGGTGTTTTGTTTAGATGGAAACTCATGGCGAACACAGTATTACCAGCCATATAAGAAGAATCGCGTAGCTCTACGTGCTAAAGAGACTGCTTTGCAAAAAGAAGAGCATGCTATCGTACAGGAAGCGTTTTCCAATTTCATCGATTTTGTCAGAACGAAATCAAATGCCACAGTGCTATGGAATAATGACCTAGAAGCTGATGATTTAGTTGCCGGATGGATTCAATCACATCCAAATGATAAACACGTCATATTGAGTTCTGATTCTGATTATCATCAGTTGTTATCGGAGAATGTTCAACAGTATGATGGCATCAAAAAAGAATTCACTACAGTCGATGGTGTTTTTGATGAAGATATGAAAGTGGTAGTAGATAAGAAGACAGGACTTCCTGCAAAAGTTGATACACCCGAACTTTTATTATTCATGAAATGCATTCGCGGAGATACTGCGGACAACATTTTCTCTGCATATCCTGGTGCTAAAGTCAAGTCAACAAAAAATAAGATTGGTTTGATGGAAGCCTTCGATGATAGAGTTGCAAAAGGTTTTGCATGGAATGCAATAATGCAGCACACGTGGAAAGACCATCATGGTGTAGAGCATAAGGTTCTGGATGATTTTAATCGTAATAACCAACTTATCGATCTTACTGCTCAACCAGACGACATTAAACAAAAAATTGCAGAGACTATTGCAGAAAATGCGATTTCGAAGCATAATACACAGATAGGTGCTTACTTCATTAAATTTTGTGGTAAGTATGAGTTAAACAAGGTGGCTGAATTTCATACGAAATATGTCAAGATGCTATCTTCTGGATATATGGATTAAAATATGAATATGTCGTCATTATTGTCTGCACTTTCTAACGAAACATCGAGTACAAATTCATTCAATGAATTTTTCGATCATGATATCCACGAGGACAATAGTAATTATATTCCTGCAAAAGATGAATTAGTGATTCCAGCTAATGATATTCGAATCCTGAATTTCGTTAATCCCAATGTGGACACCGGCCCATGGATTGCAGGTGGCACTGTTTTGAATTGGTATAACGGAGAAGAAGCAACAGCGGACATAGATGTATTTTGTGCTTCTCGTCAACAATACGATACACTTTTTCGAAAAGCAACTTCATATCGCAATAGTTCAATCACCCATCAGTCCGAAAATGCTGCGACAATAACGATGAATTCCTTCTATGGCAATCAGTATAAATTACAGTTGATTTGTAAACAGTATTATGATTCTGCAGAACAGGTTATAGATGGATTCGATATAACAGTGTGTCAGATATTAATTGCCCGAGATGAAAATTTGGTATTAAAATTTGCATTTGGTAAGAATACTATTAATGACATCAAGAATAAGAGATTGAGACTGGCATACGACGGAGATATAAAACAAGTACAGATACGTCGTGTTATAAAGTATATTGCATACGGATACGTACCAGATTCTTCACTATTGAACAAAATACAAAAATCTGGGGGTAGTATTGATTGGAAGTTTGGTACCACTAGTGGATTTGATGAATATGAAAACTTGTGATATAAATGATTCATGCGAAGCTAGAACGATAAGCTTGCTTAGTGATCGTCCGTTTTATGTTAGAGACGAGAATACTGACGAGGTCATTGTATATTGGTATGGGTACGCCATGACTTATCGTCTATTTGCACTGTATATGTCAGAGATTTTCTTCGAAGTTTTTGTTTCAAAGTCTGCGCGTTCAGCTGCAATAAAAGACTATATTAAGAAACATTCCACTGGTGTTTTTGATAATCGTCATACACAATATTGGCAGTATGTCAATAATAAATCAAGTAATGGTAATGCCACACTTGAATACGGCATGTTTAGAGCTTATTTTTTCACACACTGTATCTCGCAAAATCTTCGAGAGTTGGTAAATAAATACGACAACCATGATGTAATATTGTGGTTGGATGTCAATCATATGCTTGGGGAACAAGATGGATAATGTAGGATTACACGTAAAGAAATTTAATGATAAGGTTCGTGCCTTAAATCAGTCTGGTGGAAAAGATCTGGTGATGACTGCATCTGATGCCAGAAATCTTCATTCTGAAATTTTCGATTTGTTGGCAAAACTGTCGGAATTTTCTTCCAAACCAGATCAAGTGTCTGAAGTTAGTCTGGATGGTGGTTCGTTCAAGTAGATCTCAAAATAGATAAATACTACTATATTGAATAGTGGGATTATCGAGTGTCAAGGCCAAAACCAAAAATTATTCTAGAAGATACGAGTAAAACACGTTATCAAGCTGATCAAATATTAGAGTCTCATGGTATATGGGCGGTGTTCTACGAAAATAGACCGATAAACTTTAAAACAGCACATTTAATGATATCTTCTGCATCTAAGTATCGAAAGGTATCATTTTCCAATCCTGGACATGCAATAGGACTTGCTGAACGTCTAAATAAACAATTCAAAACCGACAAGTTTTCAGTAGTATTGTTGACTCAGGGGGAAACTATATGGACTCCTCCGGAAAGTTAACACAGGATGATTACTCTAAAATGATATTAGAATCGTCTGATATCGATAAGGTTTGTGTATTTGAGATTAAGGATGTATCTAAATATCTTTGGCAAAATCCGACGCAAAAATCTAGTTTAAGATTGAGCAAATACGGTTTTAAAATCGTGACCACTCTTACTACAATGGAACCGTTTGAAATTAAAATAACCGAGAAGATAATGCCTAAACAACTTCTACAGTTAGAGAAGTGTTTTAGTGGACCATATTACATCAAAAACCTAAATACTATAGTGGCATTTGGTGAGGACGAAATAATAGCTCTGACACTTAGGGATGGCAATCTTCACCAATACTTAGACCAAATATCTTAAGGTATATTATATGAAAAATTTAGCATCATGGATTGTATTAGCTGTTAACGTTGCAACTATTATTTTATGCCTGTTCTCTGGGTATATCAACTTCGTAGATGGCGACCATATGACATCATTTATAATGATAATCTTGGCATTTATCAATACTGCCGTCGTTTCGGCAATTGTTACGATGATTAAACCAATTCGAAAGAAACCGACTCACAAAGAATAAACTCATATAATAGTTGACATAGAACGACAGGTATGCTATATTGCAACTTGTCGTTTTACTTTTTGGAGAATCATATGGAAAAATTTACCGCCACCGTGCGGCTAGCTACCGGTTTCGTGACTCAAATTGAAGTCACTGCCGTTTCACTTGCTTTGGCGCGTCAAATCGCTGAAGCCCAATACGGTCATGCCAATGTCATCGGCATTGCTCCAAAACTTCGATAATAAGGGATCATCATGCATTTCAAAGTAGTTGTACCTGGTAAAAGTACCCGTAATTTCGAAGACTCTTCCGTAGCAATCAGTTATATGCGAATCGTTGTTCCGTGTTATTTCGAGGACGATGAAGCAAAGGACTATATTGCTCGTCGTGAAAATTTCAATCTTTCTTATGGTGACAGCAGCGCATCGTTGCGTGTCGTCGAATAAAAGGTGTTATAATGTCAAAAGTTAAACAGGTCAAACCTATCAAATTGGCGGTTATCCACACTGGTGATATCTGGTACTGTAATGATTTGAATCAATACAAGATCATCGATGGTGTCCCATTCATTCAGGTTAGTCGCCAACCAAATTCGCAAACGCTTCACATGATGCGGAAAGATTCACTCAAAAAGGTACAATAACGAATGTCAACGGGCGATTATTTAAACAAATGTGTCATCGGTAACAATGTCGATGCTATTAAGAAGATGGCAGAAGATGGGGTAAAAGTGCAAACTATTATCACGTCGCCTCCATACTACGGATTGCGTTCATATCTTGATGAAAACCATCCAGATAAAGAACTTGAAATCGGTTTAGAAGAATCGCCCGAAGAATTCATTAATAATCTTGTACTAATGTTTCGAGAGTGTAAGAACATCCTTTCCGATGATGGTGTTCTATGGGTAAACATTGGTGATAGTTATTATAATTATCGTCCAGGTGTCGGTCAAAAAGTTACCAAACAATCCATTGCTGGTGAAAAGACTACGGAATTTGATGATAGCCCGAAACGTGGAAATCGTCTACAGGGCTATAAAGAAAAAGATCTGATGGGTATCCCATGGGAACTTGCTTTTGCGTTGAGGAATGATGGCTGGCATCTTCGTCAGGACATCATTTGGTCAAAGAATGGTATGCCAGAATCGGTAAGAGATCGTTGTACAAAATCCCATGAATATATCTTCATGTTGACGAAAAAGCCGCATTATTATTTCGATAACGAGGCGATCAAAACGCCATCAAAGACACAGGTAAATTCTGTCAGAGATCGTGATACCGGCAAGTTAAACAATACTGCTGGTCGAACTAGAATGGCAGGATTGACTAAGAACGACTATGCCATGGCTAATAAGCGCAGTGTATGGGAAGTCAATACGGTTCCATATAAAGAAGCTCACACTGCAGTGTTTCCTCCTAAACTTGTAGAACCAATGATTCTCTCTGCAACTTCAGAGAAGGGTCATTGCCCACAGTGTGGTTCTCGTTGGCACAGAATTGTCGAACGTGTTGCCGGTGAATCTGTAGAATGCCCAAAAACACAATTGTCTCACAAGGCAAGAGGCGGAACAGGAACTCCATCCGGAACAGTCGGGAAATCTGGAAGCGGAAGAGTGGATGGATACACAAATACATTGGGATGGGAACCGTCGTGTGAATGCGGATGCAAACCAGTTCCAGACGTTGTATTCGACCCATTCTTTGGATCTGGTACTACCGGAGGCGTAGCATTGGCACTTGGAAGGAACTACATCGGATGCGAATTGAACGATGAATATGCGTCACTTCATGAGTCGAGAATTCAAGATATCGTATCGTCAATGACCGGAGCAGAAGTTGACGAAAATTACGTACAACGATTCAATTCGTTGTTTAAATTTGGAGATTAGTGGTATAATAAATTCGTTGTTAGATTTGCCTGCTACAAATGAGATAGCTGTAGTACATGATGTAAGCTTCGCCTAAATTCACAGGTAAATGTACCTCATCCAATAACTAGTACGCTAGTGGTTACCTTGAGATATAAGAGTGAATGGTGTGGTTAGATTTTGATAGAACGAAGTGATAGGTTACGGCGTATCATAGTGCTCATATAACGGAGTGGGCAATATATCAATCATCTGTTCGAAACTACAGCAGCAGGCAAATCTTCCGACGAACATTGGATATCACATGAATACATACATTGTAAGCAGTGCAATTAACACTAAATTTGGCGTATTTAATACAGATCAACGCCTACAGCAGACTCTAGATACAATACAGTCTATTAAAAATAAAGACAGCGATTCGCATATCATTGTCATGGAGTGTTCCGGAGAAATCCCAAGCGACGAACACATCGATATCTTAGATAAAGCGTGTGATACTTTGATTTCATTGTCTAGATGGGAAGATGTATATGAACTATACAATAGCACTGACAACTGGGACATTGTAAAGAATGCAACGGAAATGTTGTGTTTCCATAAAGTTCTAGAAATAATCAAAGAGAACAATATAGTTCAGTCTGGTAGAATTTTCAAAATATCTGGACGATATACGTTGACTGACGATTTCGATTTAAGTCTCTATTCTAACCCGGACTTTCAAAATAGTATCATCATTAAGTCTCCGATGGATTCACAGTTCGAATACAGTGACACTGGTGTCGAAAAACAATATATGAGTCGTCTATGGAGTTTCCCATATTCAGAAATCGATGATATTTCTGACACGTTCGAAAATATGCTTGAGTTTATGGCAGAAAGATTGGAAAATGGTGGTTACGTAGACATTGAACATTGTCTGTACAAATTTCTAAACCAACGTAAGATCTTACAAGTGGATAAGATCGGAATAACTGGAAGATTGGGTCCAAATGGAAGCGTGATAAATGACTAAGGATATATCCATAGTAGTCATTGAAACCGACTCGCACGAATTGGCCAAACAAGCCATTGATAGAACACTGCAGTGTGTTGATGCCAAAGAAGTGATCACCGTATCTGATAAAGAATTTTACTCGGGTGCCAGAAATGTGTATATACATTGCGGTACACCATTTGATAAAATATGCCAGATGATGTTGAAGGGTATGGGAAATATCGTCAACACCGAACATGCTCTATTTGTGCAATGGGATGGAATGGCATATGACAAAAATATGTGGGATGATGATTTCCTAAAGTTCGATTACATTGGTGCACCATGGCCTTTCATAGTCACTGACAACAAAGTTGGCAACGGAGGGTTTTCACTAAGATCTAAAAAATTGATGGACAAATTAACATCAGATCCAAGAATAAAAATTGGTGGCACTTTCGGTCACAGTGAAGATGCTATAATATGCCAACAGGAAAGGAAGTATCTAGAATATAAGTACGGAATAGAATTTGCAGATATAGATACTGCATCTAGATTCAGCTTAGAGATAGGAGACTTTAGAAATTCATTTGGATTTCATGGTCCGTGGAATGTTATACGATGTATGGAAGAACAATTTGCAATTGAATACATCGACAATATGCCATTAAGAGTGTGGGCAGACGTTTATAAGTGCAGGGAATTATTGCATTCATGTGTGGAGGTGGATAAGCCGTTAATGTTGGAATTGTGTCTATCTAAGATATCTTTGCATTCTCCTGAAATTTTCCCAAAACTTGAAGTTGCCATCGATATGTATGTTGGTGAAAAGATTAAACACCTAATACCAGAACTAAAAATAAGGATAACCAAATGTTACAACTGAGACCGCAAATTTTATTCATCCGTGCCGGAGCATTGGGTGATGTCATTCTTACCACGCCGATTGTTAGAGAAATGTATAGTCGCCATAACGGAGACTGTGATATCGACTTTGCTACCATGAGTCCAGAAGCATACGTCAATAATGCAATGGTCAGATCAGTGATTCATCCATCGCAAATTAATAAGGATTTGTATGATGTTGTTATTAATCTCGATCTTGCATATGAGAAGAATCCAAAGCATCATATCACCGATGCCTATTACAAATTCGCATTTGGTGGTGTAAAAAGCGATCAATCAGAGTTATCTCCTGATATTTTTTCGACACCAGAGGATGCAGATTTTATCGGAGAGTATTTAAAACTCATCGGTATTGCATCTGATACTGGACATGGATCTGTAACTTCTGATCCTTACATTGTTATCCACATGCGCGAACATACATGGCCAAGCAGAAATATCCCATCATCTTTCTGGCAAGATTTGGTTTCTCGTATCATCGAAGAATATGATATCAACATCATACAGATAGGTGGTGAACACGAGATTGCATTTGGTGGTCATCCACGACTGTTTAATGCTCTTGGCAAATTCACGATACAACAGTTACGTTGGCTGATGGATATGTCAAGTTGTTATATTGGCGTCGATTCTGCTACATTGCATGTTGCCGCCGCCAGCGGATCTCCTATCATCGGTATGTTTACTAGTGCCAAACACGAATATCGAAAACCATTGGGTCATGAAGATATGTTCGTTCCTATTATTCCTAAAGTTGATTGCTATGGTTGTCAAGCACAAGTTCCTCCACCATGCACCACTTTCAATTGTAGAAAAGGAACAGTTGAATGTATTAATGCATTTGATGTCGAGGATATCATTACTGGATTGAAAAAGTTCCTGTAATATGTTGACAATGCGGAAATTTTGTGAAACAATGATTGACGGAAAAATTTAGGAGTGCATAATGACAAAATTGTACGAATACAAGACGATCACTGATGACGTGGAAATAGAACACGAACTATGGAAAGAGTATGGTGACTTGTTCAAGGAAATTCTCGAATATCGATCAGAGGAATATTTCGCTAAAATTATGGAATTTCTTGTCAGAAGTAAAAAAACCAAGAAACAACATTTACTTGCGATGGATGAGGTGAGAAAGTTGATGGGAAATGAGTGATAGCCATGATATGAGAAATATACTAAGCATTTTAGATGAGGTATCTATGGAGTTCAGTGCACTTCCGCAAGATATCAAGATTAAAATGATATTAGTGTGCGACTCACTTAGTGACTCAGAGCAGATATTTTCTGATCATAAAATGATTGCAAGCGATTACATTTCAAGCGGAAACGTTAAAATACTGAATATTTTGAGGGATCAGATGAATCGTCTTTTGAACGACCTTAATACTTTCTTAGTAGCAAACACTTTCGACGAAGATAGAGATGTTCTGGAATTCAAAAAATTTATTAAAGTTCAACAAAAATTGAGATACAAAGTTGACAAAGCAGTAAGACAACTGAATATGAATCCTCCGATGTTTAATTGGACTAAATTGAAATAGTTGTTGACAAAAAGTGAACTTTGTGTTTAAATACGTACATTGAATAATAACTTAGGAGATGAAAATGATTTCTTTCAGTGAAGCCTGCGTGCACGCAAATTACGACCGTTCTAATTACGAACCACCTGCCCCAAAATACACATATTTTGCGTACAAAGAGGGCAAATCTCAACAATTTTTGACTGAACAGGAAGCGAAAAACTTCTCAAAGAATATCGAACGAGTTACTATCAACAAAGACGAAATCGATACATACCATATCGAACGCCGTGAACAAGAAACGAAAGCTGTACGAATTTGGCAGCAGTATTTGCGTAACGAATATAGCTACCTGTCAGATGAACTATTCGATCTGTGTTATTCAAAGGCGTATGATGAAGGGCATTCTGCTGGATATGATGAAGTCGGTAACTGCATGTTCGAGTATGTAGAGTTTGCAGAAAAAGTCCTTAAATCGAAAGCACCTGATGCATAATACGCCTACAATTTATACGGTGGTAGATTCGATCATTGTCATTGTTCTGATAATTCTGGCAATGCTATTTTCTGCCATCGTGGGATCTCTCGCGTTCGTCAAATACAGTGAAAACGTATGTCAATACTATGGATACGATTCTGTCAATGTTGATGAAAAATATGATGTCACCTGCAAAAAGAATGTTGACGGAAAAATTGTATACACGACAATGTCCGCATTAAAAGGAAAGTGAGATACAATGTCATTCAAGATGGTAGGAAACGTAATGGTTATGCAGGGCACTAAGACATATGATCTTTTGTGCTCGAAAGACCCTGCTGATCAAAAGAAAGCGAAGCGAATGATGGAATTTTGTAGAAAAGCGGAATCGTGCTATTATGCAAACCCAGAGTATTCGAAACTTAGACAAGAATTTAAGGATGTACTATGAAAGCACAACGACCAGCCGAAGGCATTTTAAAAACAAATGATTTTGGAAATAGCATGTGGTATAAAGTGACGTGTAGTTGCGGTCAACCATATCATGCTCACGATATTAACGTAGAGGCAGATAGCACAGGAGTTAGCGTGGATATTTATACTACCGTTAAAACTGACTACTGGACTGAAACTGTTGAAAAGCGTTATGACATCGACAACGAAATCTTACAGGAGGTTGATTGGAAATGGAAGGACATTATTAATGGGTTGGTCCGCCGAATCAAATTGACTTTGGAAATTTGGATCACTGGGGCAGTATCTGTTGAAACTACAATTCATATGTCTGAACAACAGGCATTGAATTATGCAGAAACATTGAAGGCTGCACTTGACGTTGTTAAGGAGTACAAAAAATCATGAAACATACACTGAACAAAAAATCATGGCATTTCTGGGTGGCAAATAACTTCGGTGGACTAAATTATTTTTATGTCGATACTACTGATCTATGTAGTTATATCAGAAACGTCTTTGCCGGACTATTTAATCTGACATTGGCAGCATCGGCGGCCTTTGTAATCGTCTTTATTTATTTAGTTGGTGGTTATGAGTATTTTTCATGCATTTTTAATCCATCCTGTACTGAATTTTCTGACGTGGTATACGTGTTCTATAGCTTCAATGCTCTAATTGGGTTTTTAGGTTTGCTTATCAGCTATGCTTTGCTGAAAGATTACATGTATGAGTATAATGAAAAGCACAAGAAAACTTTGGCATGTAGTAAGAAAAATGCAAAACCATCATTTGTGACACTTGCTTATCGAAAGTTTAAAGAAAAGACTTGCGTTAAAATTGATTTTGAGTAATAATACCGACATGACTACAAACAACACAAACTTCACTCTTGGCGAAATCTACGATCAAATTGACCATCTGATTGACAAGGTCAGTGAGATCAATTGGGGGAAACTCTCTAAATTTGAAAAGAGTACTCTTTCGGATGAAATCGAACAACTGTCTGGTTCAGTCAATTCGATACTGAAAGACATCGATCAAGCTTTTAACCACTAATTCAAAGGATATTTATCATGGAATTGGCAATGTTGGTATGGGCGATTGGAATGCTCAAAGATTTACACACGTTGTTTGTCATATTGGTACTGGTATTATTGGCATTTTCTGGAATCTGTATCATGAATCATAATGACTACCCAAATAGAGGGTGGTTGAAACATTTGAAGTGGACAATTCCGAGTGTACTACTATGTTGGGTAACAGTGGTTGCAATACCATCTGAGAAGACTGCTTATCTAATGGTTGCAGCATATGCTACGCAACAAGTTGCAGAGAATCCTAAAGTTCAGGATATGTCTGGAAAAGTTCTCACCATTATTGATCAGAAACTTGACGGATACATCGAAAGTGGACTAAAATCTGCTGCCAATCGAATTAAGTGACTTGAATGACTATTGATATACACATTGTGTTTAATCCGGATTTGGTCGCTGAAACTTATTTCTGGAATAATGCTAGAGTCGAGGAGATATCATCGATTATCCCTAGATTTTGTTATCATGATTCGTCTTTGATTAAACCATTCACTAAGTGTACTAAAGCATCAGTTGGCAAAGAAGTTAGATACTATAAAACTGAAAATTTCACAACATTGTGCTTGAAGGGTTACATCGGATAATGCAAGAATATGAAGTGTTTTACAGTTTGGGCAAAAATGATATCAAAAATTTTTCCATGATGTCAGTGAAAGCAGAAAATGCATGGGAAGCATGTAAACAAGTTGAAAAAGAAATTAGTGGATGTTGTATTCAATACGTACATCCTGTGATATAATGAATAAATACAATATCACGAGATAGACTTGTGATGTTCACAGTAGAAAGGATTTTTCTATGTCGAAGAAATATGACACCGTAGTATTTATTTGTCGTGCGCAACCATTGCACAACGCCCATGTTGAAATTATCCGTAGGGCAAAATCATTAGCAGATAATCTTGTGATTATAATAGGGTCTGCTTATCAACCAAGAACTTACAAGAATCCATTCACTACAGAAGAACGAGTCGCAATGATCAGTAATATTGCCACTCGTGTTGGAGATCCATACTGTAGTGTAAAGGTGGATGTTGTGCGCGACACAATGTACAATAACCAAGTGTGGGCAACTAGGATTCAGTCCATTGCTTCGAAGCACGCCACAGACCCAAAAAATATCGCCATAATTGGGCATGATAAAGATGCAAGTACATTTTATTTAAAGTTGTTTCCGCAATGGACACACGAAGATGTGGAGTTGATTGAACCTCTGAATGCAACTGATATTCGCGATCTATATTTCCGTAAAGATGCACACGAAGGATTTATCCGTCATGTAGTGCCAGAATCCGTCTTTGAGTTTCTTGCTGAGTTTAAGAAAACTGATGCATACCAACAGGTTATTCGAGAACGAGAGTTCATTGAATCTTATAAAAAGCAATATGCGAGTTATCCTTACCCGCCAATCTTTGTGACTGTTGATGCTATCGTGATATGTTCTGGACATGTACTGATGATTAGGCGCAGAAGTGAACCAGGTAAAGGACTTCTGGCATTGCCTGGTGGATTCGTGAACGCAGATACCGACGCAAATTTACAGGACGCGATGATTCGTGAATTGCGCGAGGAAACAGGGATTAAAGTTCCAGTTCCGGTATTAGTCGGAAATATTCAAGACACTAAGGTATTCGATGCAATCGGGAGAAGTGCACGTGGCAGAACTATAACGAATGCATATAAGATAACATTGCCTGATGGTGAACTTCCGCGTGTTCGTGGACATGATGATGCAGAAAAAGCTATCTGGATGCCAATTTCTGAAATATCCAGCGAAGAGTGTTTCGAAGATCATGCACACATTATTGATTGGGCTGTAGGTTCTTAAAATAACAGGAGCATATTCAGATGAGTAATCCAAATTTTAAAAGAATTAATCAACGCAAACATGCCAAACAACGCGCCGCAGAACGGTATGGTTTGGAACTAAATCGGAAAGATTTGGCAGATATGTCACGAGACATCAAGTGCGGGAAAGCCAGTCTTATCGAACAGACTAGTAACAGAGTCGGCGTATATCTTTTGTACAAAGATGGGAGAATGTTCAAAGTGGTATACGACAAAAAACGTGATACTATTGTGACATTTTTACCTCATGGAAATAATGTGAAAGAGGAACATGAACAAATTGTTTGAAAATATGTTTGGATGGATCAAAGATGACTGGGAATCTCACCCAATGAGATTTGTCGTGGAAATACTCGCATGGGTAATCAGTATCGGCTGTAGTCTTACTATGGCAATCACTGTTCCCAATCCTCCTCTACTAGAACTATACATTGTCTGGGTGTTCGGTTGTTCTCTATACACTTGGGCAGCATGGACTCGAAATTCTGTAGGCATGTTGGCAAACTACCTACTGTTGACAATTGTTGATGGTTATGGTTTAATTCGCCTATTGACCACTAATTAAGGAACTGATATGCCTTGCAACAGCGATTACATGAATCCAAATGCAGCAGAACTTAACTCAAAAAAGACTGCACAGAATTTGGTTTATACACTAACAAGCATAGGTCATACCCCCGCAGCACGATACGCTACTGCTGCCGAAGATTACTATGGCAATCCTAGTATCCTAAATGAAATGACGGTATTGCTTTGTAAAACTCTTCGTGAACTTGAATTTACCGACGCTGAAAAGTTTGAGCAATTGGTTTACAATGGACGCAACGAACAAAGCCGCCAACTTGCTGCATGGTGGGGAGAACACGATGCTGCCGACCAAGCGCGACAGGCAGAAGAATTGAAATCATCTAACCGTAAAGCATTAGTCAAGTCTGCAGAATCTAAGTTGACTCAAGCAGAATTCCAAGCACTTAAAGAAACTTGGGGTGGATAATCATATGTTAAGGGTACGTTTTAAGGCAAATCCAGACGATTATCGGTCTATTAATTGGCCGGTAAAGCATCCATATTGGTGTACTGGGTATGGTGACGATTATTCAGTTGTCGTCAGTTATGCCGATGACGAAGAATATATCTATAAAAATTGGCCAGAAGCTACCGATCTTGACATCGAAGAATGTGATTCATACACATTCACAGACAGATTTCCGAAACCGGAATGGTTTGAGGAAACAGTTTAAATGATATTGTGGTACAATGTCATTAACAAGTCCTAAAGATAGACTTTGGGCATTTTTAGTTAAAGGAAATTTAACATGTGGGAAGATAAAAAAGTGGACAGTCAAACTGTCAGTATTAAAAATGTAAACAATAATGCATCTATTATACTTGATGCAGATAGTTATAAATATTCGCATTATGCATTATATCCGGATGGTACAAATGCAATGTACTCTTACATTGAACCGAGAATTAAAGATGTAACCATTGTCCCGTTCGGTGTACAAATGTGGATCAAGAAGAATTTACTGACTCCGATTACCTATCAGCAGATTCTGGAAGCGGAAGATATTGCGAAACTTCATGGGGTGCCATTTAATAAGAACGGATGGGAATATCTTCTCGGTGAATATAATGGTTATCTCCCACTGACGATCCGAGGTATCCCGGAAGGAACGCGTGTTAATAGTTCGACACCTCTTCTCTCGGTACTTTGCGAAGATGAAAGATTGTTTTATCTAGCATCTTTCATCGAAACTAGCCTTCAACGTGGAATCTGGTATCCAACAACTATTGCGAGTAATGATCTTTCCAATTATACTCAATTGAAATGGTACTATGATCATGGTTCCGATAATCAGGCAATGTTGGATTTCTCTCTGCACTCTTTTGCCTCTCGCGGAGTAAGTAGTCGAGAAACGGCTGAAATCGGCGGACTGGCACACCTACTGTTTTTCAAGGGAACTGACGACTTGGTTGCGCTGAAAGCCGCACGCGATTATTACGGATGTGAAATGGCGGGATATTCGGTTGTAGCCACAGAACACAGTGTGCAATGCGCATACGGAAAAGATGGTCAGAAACAATATCTCGATAAAGTCATTGACACCTATGGAAAGACAGGATCTATCGTGTCTGTCGTGATGGATGGTTATGACATCCACCGCGAAGTTGATCTTCTATGTTCTGAATATTTCGTCACCAAGATCAAGAACAGTGGCTGTAAGTTTGTAGTACGTCCTGATAGCGGCGATATGTTTATCATTGTTCCAGAAATCCTAGAAAAATTAGAAAAAGCTTTTGGTTATACTACCAACAGTAAGGGAAAAAAGGTTCTGAATAATGTCGGAATAATTCAGGGTGATGGAATTAATCACACTACGATGGGATTGCTCGTACAAAAAGTTCATGGCCGTGGATTTGCACCTGAAAACGTTATTTATGGATCTGGCGGCGGACTATTGCAAAAAGTTGACAGAGATACTTTCAAATTTGCTCAAAAAACATCTGCTATTCGGGTTGGTGATAAATGGATTAATACCGTAAAAGATCCTATCACTGACCCTGGTAAAAAATCTAAAGGCGGATTATTGGACACTGGAGATTTCATCACTTATTACAAAAATGGGAAATTGATGGTAGATGAATCGTTGGATGTAATTCGCCAACGAGCCATTGGATTTTGATGATTTACATGGGATATTATCCCATGTAAATCATGAATTAACGTTTAACGTTTTTAACAACAGACCATTTTGCCACCAGATTATAACCAGCGTCAGTGATATCATTTTGTCTTATTAGTGTTTTTTCGTAAAGATCGCCATGCGTGACACCACTGATGATCGGGTGAGTAACATCCTTATCGTAGTAGTCTGGATTTCCGTGCCAAAATGAACCATTATATTCATATACAGTATTTGTATATGGATCGAAGCCGTCCACATTATATTTTTTGCCACTTGCGCCGACAATGCTGTATTGCCTATGCTCATTTAGTATACCAAGTGAGTCTAGCCATTTAGACTCTTCTTTAGATATAGAATTTCCGTTCTTTTTAGCGATTTCAGCTTGAACTTTGGATGAAAAGAACGGATTAGTAACGCCAAACAGCTCCATGCATCTGTTCTCCAATTTCTCTCGAAATTCATTAGAGCTGAAATAATTATCTACATTGTATTTTTCTTGGCACATTTTTTTAATTAATTCTTTACATTCATCCGTTTGTACGTAGTATGATCCATAACGTTCGAACTGGGTGTTTTTGATTTTATCAACGACTTCTTTGTGTTTTGAGACATTGTCAACGCCATATTTTTCTATTACGGTTGATATTGACTTCTCCATGACTTCAGCTGACTGCATTGGCCACTTAACTCCAAAGTTACTTAAACAAGTCTTTTGCTTCTTTTCTTTAACACTGTCTATCTGTGATATATTAGATACACCATATTTAGACCTTATCGAATTTTCCAATATAGTCAGTCCGTTATCCGTTTTACTGTGCAAGTTGGATATATGTCCATACTTTGCAAGGTTTGTTTGTTTCCTTAGCTCCGTTAAACACGTGGTATTTCCGCAAGTTTTTGACCATATGGAAGTTCTAGTTGGATATTCAACTGAAAATTTCTTTGGATTTCCGCATATTGGACATGATTTGTTCATATATTTCCTTTTTTTAGTTACATGAGTATTTAGTCATGTAGGTCGAAAAAGCGTGTTTAACGTTGACATCTGTGATAAAATGCGATAAGATTTTAAAGTAATAAGCAACAAATAATTTAATCAAAATAAGGGACAAAACATGTCAACTGAAGCCATTGTAGTACTAGCCGGATCCGCACAATTTAAACAATTCGACACTAAGTCTGGTGGTCAACTGAGTCGTGCTTTACAAAGTTTGAATTCCAGTGAAAAGAATTCAGATGATGGCATTACGTTGACATGTCCCAACAAAATTGATGCCAAATTTGTTCGTATCGAGAAACGGAAAATTGATAATGCATCATCTGCTAGAAGTTTTGGTGGACAGATGTACAATCTGTTCAAGAATTCGGCAGATGTGCTGCATTTCAATGTGACTACTAAGTTTAATACCGATATTGACGAAGGTGTAAAACTTGCATCATATCAATTCACGAAATATAAGTCTGAGCCAAAGTTGAACAAGTTACAGACAGTCAACATTCAAAATTGCAACAATACTGGTATTGCCAATAGTATCAACTATGCACGCGATCTTATCACTGAGCCTGGTAATGTATTGTATCCGGAAGAATATGCACGTAGAATCAAGGATATGTTAACGCCTCTCGGTGTTAATGTTTCTATTCTCAATGAATCCGCATTGAAGTACAATGGACATAATCTGTTATTGTCCGTCGGACAAGGAAGTACGAAAGAAAGCCATGTTGTTGTCATGGAATATATGAACGGTTCCAAAAATGATGCAAATACTACAGCCCTTGTCGGTAAAGGTGTATGTTTTGATTCTGGCGGAATCTCCCTGAAACCGGGTAAAGGCATGGGCGACATGAAGTATGATATGGCAGGAAGCGCCGCAGTTGTCGGAGCGATGCATGCATTGGCATCACAAAAAGTGAAGAAGAATGTTGTTGCTATTGTTGGTCTTGTTGAAAATATGCCAGACGGTAACGCAATTAAACCGGGAGATGTTGTCGAATCGCTTAGTGGACTAACTGTTGAAAATCTCAACACAGATGCAGAAGGTCGTCTTGTACTAGCCGATCTACTGACACATGTTCAAAAATATGATCCAACGACTATTATTGATCTTGCCACATTAACTGGTGCCATTATGGTTGCACTTGGCACAGAAATGGCAGGTCTGTTCACTAATTCTACTGATCTTGAAAAAGAAATCATCAAGGCTGGTAAAGAATCGGATGAACATTTCTGGCGCATGCCTATGGGAAAACAATGGAATAAAATGATTGACAGTGATATTGCCGATATGAAAAATATTGGTGGTGCATATGGTGGTTCTACAACTGCAGCTGAATTTTTATATAGATTTGTTGACGAAAACCGCGCATGGGCACATCTGGATATTGCTGGGATGGCTTGGGAAGATTCTGGTAAAACACTTACACCAAAAGGTGCAGTCGGATTTGGCATCCGTACATTGTTCAACCTAGTCAAAGACGGTAAGTTGAAGAAATTGACCATCGATGAAGAAATGAAGTATTGATATGACGCCTGAAAAATTTTCAGATAGATGCATTGAAGCATTTGAAAATATTGGAAAATATATTGGTTTTGATACAGTTGATAGCATTTTGTCTACTATCTTCACATTCAACCACGATGATGTAAAAGAGCATTTGACAAATTGTGTAGAATGGTATGAGAAAGAAAAGTCAGATGATTCTACAGAATCGTATCCAACTATCATGTATGATTTCCACAAAGGTTTCAGGGCATATGGCGTACTGAAAAATAGTTGCATGAACTATGTGACATGGCATGCTCTGAGTGCTTCAAAAGCATTTCGAGATGCATTACTTGAAACATGTGAAGAATATGACAAATACGGTAGAAAACAGAAGTTGTTGACAAAAGATTGATTATGTGATTTAATACGTTCATTGGATAACAGCGTGGGAAAAATCATGAACGAACGAATTGAACAACTTGCTGATCAATGTATGACCGAACGCCAAGACTCTAATGGCGTGTATGTTGAATATTTTGATCACAAAAAGTTCGCCGA